GTAGAGGAGTACTTCCTGTTGCCGGTCTTGAAATAATGGAAAATAAGCATTGCCGCTTGGCAACAACAAAGAAGGATGTTGCCACCGATATAGTTTATTATAAGGACTTTCAACATATAGCAGTAGGAAGATGGGGCTACGGAACTTCAACTTTCCGTATCTATCCTAAATTCAATCTGACAGAGGTTGGTAATTACAAGTTTGCAGCGATATCACACCATCGTGAAAAATCTGTTGATGAGTTCTACGGGGTGAATGAAACACATGCCGGAACGAAGTCGTATATCAAAGGTTCTAATGATACCGCCGATTATATAAACTCGTTCCTCCGTAATTCCTTGGCTGCTAAGATTCATATTATCATTCCTAACGCCTGGCTTGAGTCTAAACGAAACCAAATCTCCAAGCTCTGTGAAGAAAACAAACAACGCAAAAAAAAAGAAGAGAAACTTCTGGAATACAATGGTATTGAGATTGGCGTAGTATTCAAAGAGTCAACGCTTATCAAATATTTGCAGTCGGAACTCCGCAAAATATCCCGCTATCTTTCCGGAGCGGATAACCAGGGAAAAGCCTATGCAACTATCAGCTTTAAAAACAGCCAGGGTGAGGAAGAACGTTGGAAAATAGAAACTGTCGATTTGAAATATAAAGAATATATCGACGCCCTGATATCCTACGATAAACGTGCCGATGAAGTCTTACTCTCCAGTGTGGGCCTTGATTCTTCAATTTCGAGCGTCAGCAAAGATGGAGTTATTTCCAAATCGGGTGCTGATGCATATTACAACTATCTGATCTACATTATGTCGCTCACCTCTGAAGACGAAATTTGTACAGAACCATTTAACCAGGCTCTGCAGATAAACTTTCCCGATTTATACAGTCAGGGATATCGCCTTGGCTTCTATCGTGAAGTTCCGGCCCGCCAAGAAGAAGTATCACCCAAAGATAGACTTAATAAGCAACAGTCATGACAATATTACAAGAACTATTTCCTACCATCGCGGAGTTTCGCAAATACGCTCCGTATGCCGAAAGTAATATAACTTTCGATCAGCTCAACTCATCAGCAGTTTCAGCCAAAAAGATGATGATTATTATACTAACGAAAGATGTCTATTCTGAGATTGTGAAGGTTGATGGAGAGCTAAAGGAGGCCTTATGTATGGCTATGGCCAATTTGACAATGGCAAAGCAACTCATATTCGATATCGTTTCTAAGCGTAAAAATGATGTCGATATCTACAAGCATGAGCAGGAAACCATGCGTCGCTCATTTATTGAAAACTACTTCAATGCGATGGATACAGTAATCCAGTTGCTCGATACTGAAGATAAATTCCCTTCCTGGAAAGAAACCCGCTACAAGAAACTTCTTGATGGACTTAGAATTCAAAGTACCGAAGATTTCGATATGCTATACTCCATCGACCTCTCTTATCTCTTTTTCTTCCGGACAATACCTATTCAGAAAGAAGCTCTGGACGATGGCCTATCCGCCTACTTTGAACGAGCAGAAGGTAAAGAGGATGTATTGCGGATGCTTCATCGATGCCTGGCAAAACAAACCATTGCCATTGCACTCCGACGTTTTGATATCATTGAGTTTCCGCCTACGATCCGGAGCCTGTTCGATGATTCCAAAGCAAGTCGATCCGGGAAAGATGAGCAGGAACGCATGCTTGCTTTATCCGCCTCATTAATGGATGAAGTGAAACAAGAATTAGCCAATATCGACCTGATACTCACTTCGGATTCTTCCGGATCCGTTGATACTAACACTTCTTTTAACCGTCCTGATGACATAATATTAGTGATGCCATGCTAAATCCTACCATTGACTTTATGGCGAAAGGAGTTCAATATAGCATTCCTAATACCTGGGAAAGCCTTACTCCATATCTTTTCCGATCACTGATCCATGATATATCCTTGATGGCCCAAGGCAAACTCTCGATTGCTATGGTCCGCGTGAACTATGTGTGTCGTGTTATGGGGTGGCAACTCAAAAAAATAAAGGACTCTGATGGACTGGCTAACTTAACCTGGCTGGCCGAACAAGTAACATTTCCATTCACAATTGTCTATCCGAATAACGATGCTGCTCTTCAGGATCTCGATCCTGAAACACGAAAGTTATGTAAGCGCATTCCTCCACATCGCCTAACAGGCATCACCATTGCCAGATATCTGAGTAAGCAGCCTTATAACTATGCTGTTGACTCATGCTTTTGTAAACAGCAGATCCCGGCAATTCGCATCGATGACGACGAGCTGTATTCAGCCTATAATATAGATACCTCGTTCAACCGGCTCACTTGCTCTTTGACAGCTCTTCAGTTTATCGAGGCTCGCTCCCTAATCGGCGGATCACTGGATCAACTTCCACTTCTGGCCGCTATCCTTTACTATCCGGAGCAGTACTCTTCTGATGGAGCTCATGCCCTTGCACACAAGTTTGTAAATCTGCCGACGGATGAGTTGACGGCTATCGCCTTTAACTTTCAGGCATTCGTTAATTATCTATTTACCAAAACCGAATTCAAGTTACTTACAGAGGCTAAGAATACCAAAGAGTCTGCCATTTCTACCGGTGCTCTTGAGTCTCTGTATAACTTGAGTTCTGATGGTCTTGGCGACGTTTATACCGTCGAGCGAATGAATATTCTCCAATACTTGACCATTCTTCGTAAGAAACTCATTGATACCGTCCGAAGCCTTCACTCAGCTAAGATGGAAAAGATAGACATTGCGAATGAAACCGGCTTACCCATTTACATAATAAATGATATACTATGATTCTGAAATTATTAAAGTACTTCGCTCAATACCCTCAGAAAGAAGGGGTGATCTCCATGTTTAGCAATGGGGCAAGCCAGTTCCCACAGTACTCCGCTCTGCTTGAGTACGTGAAAGGACTTCCGGCACCGTTCATGCCAGCACTTGAGAATCTTGTTTTCGGGCAATCATACGATGATGTAAAAAGGCGTGTGAATGATATCACGGGTAATTATCTCTTCATTGATTTTGGAGAATTCTCCTCGTCCCGGGATTCCCGAAACTCCATTTTAGACCAACAGAAGCTGGCGGCTACTATCGCCATGAAACTTACCGACTCAGCCGATATGGTCGAAGTCGCCATTGCCTCGGATATCACTTTATCCCTTCTTGCTTCTCTCCGGAAGAAACTTATCCTGGACTCTCGTGCGGAAAATTGCCCTTGGCTGGATAAAATATCCGATAATCACGATATCGTTCCTTTTGTTTCTCCGGAGTTTAAATCCATAGGCTGGACACTCATGTTCAGTTCCTCTGCAGCTGATCTTTTCGATACTAAATCGTCCTTTAGAGAATAGTAAATCCCCGATATCTTAGCAAGAAAATGAAAGCAATGAAAAAACTCACGGTACAATTAGCTGTCGCTGTCTTCCTTACAGTTTCAGGTATGGTACTTATTTTTAGTGGTTTCTGGGTTTCACCTCGAGGTGAGATACACAATTCGGTATTGGTAGCTTTTGGAGAGGTCAGCACATTCGCTGGAGCACTCTTTGGAGTTGATTACCGATACCAGGTACGAATCTTTAAGAAAAAGGAGGTAAAAGATGAAAATCCTACTTGACAATGGACATGGAGAGAATACAGCAGGTAAACGTTCACCACTTTGGCCGGATGGTAGCCAATTATTTGAATGGGCCTATACTCGTGAAATAACGAGTAGAATATTTTCAGAACTTACAAAACTCGGAATTGACTCAGAACTAATTGTTCGAGAATCCATCGATGTACCTATTCGCGAGCGAGCTCGACGCGTGAATAGTATTTGTAAGAAAGTTGGTATTCGTAATTGTTTTCTAATATCTATTCACTGTAATGCCTTCAATGGTAAAGCCCGTGGCTGGGAAGTTCACACTTATCTTGGTAAGTCCAAATCCGATGAATATGCTACTATTTTCTGGAATACGGCTCACGATATCCTGAAGGATATTACTCCAATGCGTGCAGACTTTTCCGATGATGATCCGGATTGGGACACTAACCTTGGTATCCTTCGTGAAACTTTATGTCCGGCCATTCTTACTGAAAATCTTTTCATGGATAATCAGGAAGATTGTCGGTTTCTTCTTTCTCCTGAAGGTAAGAAGGCTATTACTGAAATTCACGTACAATCCATTCTTAAGATAGTGTTATCATGAATTTTGTTCATAATATATTGATTGTGTTGTTTATCTTACTCCTGATCGTGGGCTGTCGAAGTTCGCGATCAGGAACCTCACATTCCGATGTCCAAACTAACCACCTCAAAGAAACCCGGAAAGATTCCATAGACTTCAATGCAAAGTTTGCCCGCTACCTGCATGAGCAAGAATCTAACCTCGCCGTCCGGATCGTGGAGTACTTCCCTCCGGAAACTGGTGACACTGCTTCACATGGTCCGGTCAAATCTGTAACCGATATCGATCTATCTTCCAAAAGCAAGTCCGATTCCACAATCAGTCAGAAGCAGTTTATCGCCAGTTCCGATACCACCTCGGAGCAATCTCATGAAATAGTAAAGGCGGAAACGACCTATCAAGTGAAAGCCCAGCCTTGGTACAAACCCTTCATTCCCTACCTTGTTTTAATCCTCCTGGCTACCATTATTTATTACTTCCGTCGCAAAAACTAATCACTTTTTAGCTCAAGCTAAACAAAGCTAAGTAGCTGATAATAAAGAAGATATTACTACGTTGTGTGCGTTAATAGTGTTACCTTAGTTGTACAATAATAAAGGTAAATCATTATGAACGAACAAGTTACAAACATTCTCAATCAGAACATAACGAAGACAGCGAAAATACAACAGCTCCTTCTTTTAGGTTTAACCCGCCGCCAGGTAGCTGACTTGGTAACCAACGGAAACTACGGTTTCGTACAAAACGTTTACAAAAAAATGCTTGAGGCAGGCACTTTTAACCATCAACCTGCAGCTGCAATTCTTTCTGAAATAGACTACACTTTTAACCGCCGCTTCGGCATCGAGATTGAAGCCTATAACTGCGATAAACATCACCTCGCCTGCGAGCTTCGCGAGGCCGGAATCAACGTAGTAGTTGAGGGTTACAACCATGACACGCGCGACCATTGGAAGCTTGTAACAGACGCCAGCCTTAGCGGAAACAACACTTTCGAGTTGGTAAGCCCGATACTGCAAGGAGAGACCGGACTACAGGAGTTACAAAAGGTTTGCTGGGTACTTGAGTATTGCAATGTAAAAGTGAATAACAGCTGCGGCCTACACATCCACATGGACGCTGCAGACTTTACCATCGAGACTTGGCGCAACTTGGCAATAACCTACCGCCGCCTCGAGCCGGTAATCGACGGATTTATGCCGAGCAACCGCCGTAATAACACCTACTGCAAAACTCTTTCCGGTATATCTGAAAGTCGCATTCGGGAAGCTCAAAACATCACACAGCTACGCTCAGTCTTTGGAAACGCCCGCTACCACAAGCTGAACCTCGAAGCCTACGCCCGCCACCGCACGGTTGAATTTCGCCAGCATGGCGGTACGACCAACTTCACAAAAATGGAGAATTGGATACGCTTTGCCGCAAACATGATTACCTTTGCACAACAAGGTATGGTTAACGCAGGATACCAACTATCAAGCATTCCTTTTTTAACCGCTGACCAAAAAATATTTTTCAAACTCAGAACTAAAAAGTTAGCATAATAATGACAACAACCTACACTTTGCAGGACGGCGGTAAAATTACCGCCACCTGCGCCGCCGATTTTGTAACCAAGTTACGCGAAAGCAGCCGCTTCGATAGTGAATGTACCGACCAGGAATACATGTACCATTTTACCGACCGATTTCACGATCAGACCGGCCATGTGATCCGAGCCGTTCCCCAGAACACTTTTTGGAGGATTTGTCTACTTATGGTTACGTAAATGTTAAATAATCAATCTAATAACATTTTTGTTATTGAATTAATTGGATGCTAATAATAAAAATGTTATTTTTGCATTGTCATTAAGACAAGAGATCTCAATGAGTAATGACAAAGAGCTAAAGGCTCGGATAAAAGAGCTGGAAGAAGACCTGCAATTTTATCTCCGCAGACATCATCAACTGTCTTCAAGAAGCAGGAACATGAAAGCGGTGGTTGAAGCAGAAATCAAACGACTCGAAGAGGAAATCAAGAGTTTGGGTGGTAAGCTGTATTGACCAGAAGGAAAACCGCCCTTGTTGGCCACAAGGGCGGGATTCCTTTCGTTGGACTTAAAACTTTGTTATATGGATAAAACTGAACGTTTTTTTGAGTTGAAAGAGCTTTGGAAAAAAAGTGATGAAGCCCATCGTGTTGAAATTGACAAAGAAATTTCGGAATTGCTGGAATCAATGGATACAGAAGATGATGAAAGGCTTTTGGAAGGCGTCAAACAAGACTTTGCAAATATCCACAATAAATTAGAGGATGTTCGGCAAGAAGTATTGCGTGATAAAATGAAAGAAGTATTGCCAGCAATATCCGTCTCATACATTGCCCGTAAATACTTCGGTAAATCCTCTTCTTGGTTTTATCAACGCCTCAATGGTAACAAAGTAAATGGCAAAGAAGCTACTTTTACTCCTAATGAATTGAGTACATTGTCTGCTGCATTAAATGATATAGGAAAGAAATTAAGCGCTATGAGTGCTGTATTGTAACAATGTACCCTGAAAAGGAGCATCGTTTTTAAAAACACCAAAATTTGAGGGTAAAGTTCGTATAAAGAACGCTGAGTATTTATTGAATACTATTATTCTCCCTCTGATTTAAAGGGCTTCCACGAGTTGGGAGTCTTTTTCTTTGTTAATTAAATACTATTCACTACATTTGCCTTTGCCAAAAATAAACCATTTCATCAACTCCTCATATCGTGTAATCCGTAAAATCGGATTCCGACTGGTTCTTTTTGGTGCACGGTATGAGGAACTGAAATTGTATAATGTAATGAATTTGTAATTTTGAATAAGTCTATTCATTATGAATGATGATATCCAATTTTACTTATTATCTTGGATAAATTGGTAAAATTGAAATAACCAAAATGACTGTAAATAGCATTAAATAATGGAATCTAAATATTATATTTGTCTTGTATTGCTGTCTTTGTTGTTAACAGGAATGACAATTCTAATATATTACTATTGGTGTAAGAGAAATCGAACTATTGTGTTGCCTGCGCATTTTTTATTGGATGAAGAACATGAAACTAATGTTATCAAATCCTTAAGAAAAATGATGTCTGTTCATGGTAAAAATGTATTTATTGACTTTTCTGAGATTAAATCACTTTCATATGAATCTTATATGATACTCATAGCTCAAGGTGAAAAAGTTTACAATAAAGGCAAGAGCGTTTATTTGCAATCAGTGTCTAAATGTGATAAAGAATTGGTAAATATCATTAAGAGGAGAAATAAAAATCATAGAACACTCCATAGTTATGTGAAACTTAAAGACTCCTATATACCATTCGTTCAAAACACTAAAATAAATCCTCAGATAACAACAGAAATAGAAACAGAATTGAAAAGAATGGGTATAAAAAACTATTATGAATTTAATACTTTGTTAACAGAACTATTAGGAAATGCAATAGAACATGGCATAAAAAAGAAAAATATAAATTGGTGGTTATACCAATACAGAAATAGAGAGGAGCAAAAAATGGTTTTTGCATTTGCTGATATGGGAATTGGTATCATTGACTCTTATAAAAACGCTGGACTTCCTTCTCAATACAAGGAGTTAAATGATGAAGAAATACTTTTGTATGCATTAGAGGGAAAATTAGGATCTTCTACTAAACAACCTAATCGTGGACGGGGATTACCGCAATTAAGGCATATGGTTGAAAAAAAATGGATTTCTGACTTTGTTTTGATAACAAATAGAGTATCTTTGCGTTATATTAATGATAGTTTCGTAATAAAACAACATCCTAATTTTGTAGGAACATATTATTATTGGACCATTAATAAAGAAAATTATACAGTATGGAAAAGAAAATAAATATAGCAAGAGATTATAGTCCTGTTTTGGGTGGAAGATGGATTGCTTTAGGACCACACTCGGGTGAAGACTTTTATAATACTATATTAGAACCTGCCTATTTAGAAGTTAATGGTGAAGGTAATGGAAAGATTATTCTTGAATTAGATGGTACCAAAGGATATCCAAGTTCATTCTTAGATCAATCATTTGGCGAATTAGGGCGTAAATATGGAGTACAAAAAATTCGTAATTTGATAGAATTCAAAACAAATATTTTTCAATGGGTGGTTGACTATATTAATAAAGAAATATGGGACAAAACAAAATAGCAATAATACTCTTTTCCATTTCTCTTGTAGTTGTTATAGCCCTTATCACAATTCTGTCATTTGGTTTATTGAAAACAAGTTGGTCATATAGTTATGTTGTAGAACCTATTGATATTGTGAATATACTTGTTACAATATTGGTAACTATTTTTGTTGCTTGGTATGTGACGAAGAAACTTTCTGAAGAACGATTTGAAAAGGAGTTGATTATTTCCGATTTAAAATCAATAGAAGAATGTATAAAGAAAATATTAGATGCTTACGAACAGCAAAATGCTAATAACCAAATTTTAGCATTAATCAATCAACTCCATATTTTAATTAACCGGTTTGAAAAAACTGTTGTCTCCCGACAAATAAAAACCAATAAGCTAAGAAATTCGTTTTGGAATTTGTTTGCAGCAGCTACAGACTATAATACAGCTAATAATACTTCAAATATTGACTTACTAATGGTTGAGCATCTTGGAGACGAGTTGATTATTGAGGTCAGACGAATTATAGCGAAAGTAAACACTAAATAATAAAAAGCGGAGTTTTTGGACTCCGCTTTTCTTATGTCTGTCTCTGTCGATTTTAATCATCTTCACTGAATAATGATCGCATGCCAGTGACCGCTTCTGATGTCAGCGATTTGCGTACCGCTTTCTCATGTTTCAATGATCTGTCAAGTTCCAGGTATCGTTCAAAGTCTTCGCCTGTTTTCTGGGGCTTGTCTTTCAACTCATCCAGCTCTTTCTGAAATTTCAAAGTACGTTCAAATGATTGCTCACGTTGAACGTGTTTTCCGAAGAGAAGGTTTTCAATGGTGGAATAAACCCAAAGTTCAAATGTAGGGTTTAGCCAAGCTGCAAATTTAAGAGCTAAAATACGATGCATCCAAGTACCAGATCTTTGTCTCGAATCGATTAAATCACTTTCATCTTGAATGCCTAAAAAGCGAGAATTCTCGCTTTTTAGGCATTCATTAACAAACTCAATAGTGCTTTCATTTCTCATAAAAGCTTCTACTTTCTTTCCGAACGGCTTTGCCATTTCAGTAGCATTAATCATCATACCATTGTTTTTTTCCAATGCAAAGGTGATTGGATTTTCTTCAAATACACAAATTTTTGTTTCCATTTTAGATAATGTTTGGATTAATAAAAAGTAAAACAGGCGCAAATATACTATAAATAATTGACAATCAAATAGTTGTATTTAATATTTTAAAACAAATAGTAAAAATATAGTGTTTTATTTTGCTGATTGTGATGTGATATCGAAAGTTTTTATGCTTTCTTTTTGCACTTCCAAAATAAATTCCCATATTTGCAGTGCCAAATAAAACGATAGTGATTCTATCCCGTTGCGTCCGGTAGACGCTCAATACGAAATTGGGCTTTTTTTATGTCCATAGGTACCATTTTCCTAATTAAGGAAGATGATATTCATATACGAAACTTACGGCTGTCTTTTCCATTTCTTGGACCTTCGGGAACACGAATCGTTTTGTTTGGCGACTTTAACGGGAAAATGACAGCCGTTTGTGTATGCTTAAACTTGTCATTAATGCCAAACAAAACGATTCGTATATGAAAACTTTAGCCCAAGGTACGCCAGCCGTACCTGCATCCAGCTCAACGCAGGATTGTAACACGCTCCAAGAGCGTTACTACCGCAGCCTATATGACTGCGAAGTCAAAACCACTTCCGACCGTTGGTACATTGCTACCATCGCCAGTATCTGCGCTACATTTATCTGTTTACCCTGTATCTTTGTTGTAGCTTATTGCTACCTTATGGCACGAAAATCAAAGAAAGGAGGCATCAAATGAGAAAGAACCTGCCAATTACCGAACGTGATATCTACGTCACCAGCGAACGAGCTTATTCAGACAAAGAATCCGGAGAATACTTGTATAATATCTGTTACTGTGGTAATATTGAGATGAGTGCAATCCCCGCAGATGATGTTCGTGAAATCATAGCTTGCCTACAATATGCACTTGAAGTTAATGAGAAAGGAGGTTCCAAATGATGTTCTTCATCCACCATGTGCAAACCTATTCCAACGTCAACAAAAAGGGGCGGGAAATGTGCGAGTTTGCAAAAGCTTTCGATCGTCTGTTGATCACTGATCAATGTGCTCTGGACTCTTTGAAGTGTTCCTTTGAAGCAAAAGTCAATGAACTTAATCAGAAGTACCCCAAAACAAAAGCTATTACCTTTAGTGCCGGTGTCTTCGATTCACAAGATGGTCAGTTCAATGTAAGGGTAGGCAACGATGACAATCAGTCTGTTTGCTTCATCTCTTACGCTTCCGTTCGTGGTTATTATAGCTTTGGCGAAGGAATGCTCAAAACTCAAACTCTTGTAACTTCAGGTGTCTGCCGTATTTGCGGATGCACTGAAAATGATCCATGCTTTCATCCCGATCATGGAACCTGTTGGTGGGCCGATGAGTCTCAGACCATTTGTTCCCATTGTGCGGATACGGAGATATCAGCTGATCCTGCCACTGAGCATTGCATTAATTCGAAAGGAGGTAAGCAATGACTACCAATGAGGACAATAAACTCTATCCTATTAATATTGATGGAGCACAAATCTCTTCTTCTTCCATTGAGTCCATCAAGTTCATGCAAGACCAGAACTATGTTTGTGCTATGATATCCAATGTCGATGAAGTAATTGATATTATATTGGAAGAAACATTTCCATACGGCAAAGATGCCGATACTCAACGTCTACATATCGTTCGCAATCTCCGTGAAATTAGTCGCCATTTATCAACCTTTAAATTAGATAACGATGAAAGATAAAGAACAAACTATCACAGATATTAGTATTCACGTTGCAGCCTTGTCTGCATCATTCAAGCCTGCGCCCGATGCCCGTCATACGACTCATTGGTTTACCACCGATGAAGTCTTCGACGCCATCCGTCGCATTGATCCAGGTGTTCAGATCACCAAAGATCAAGTTCATCAAGCCATGCACGATGCCGGCTACCGGTACCAGAACCGGCCTGGATCCACAGGCTTAGACTTCCGCTGGATGCTCCAGGCGAAAGAAATAAAATAGAGAAGGCCCCGGGAAACCTCTACCGTATTAGTTACACAAAAAATACTAGGTTTCCCGGACTTTTCTTGCTGATTCCAAACAAATTGCTTATTTTTGAATAAAATAAAACCAACTAATATGTTGTATCTCATTTATATAATTATTGTTTTGCTTCTGATGCCGGTCATATCTGTCCGCTCGTCAATAGATAAGCTTTTCTACATCATCCTGTCATTAGGCCTCCCCGTTGCAGGTATCTTTATTTATTGGCTCATCTTCGGCCGGTAACTGTCCTTTCTGCATAACTTCTCCTTCTGTACTTTAGCTGCAAATAAGCAGCGAATATGATTACAGACCAACTCGTCCGAACCCGATTCATTCACGATGTAATGTCCCAGGGCATTAACAAAATCTACGAAACACAAGAGAGTGTGGTTCGTACGTACCTTAATACCCGTTCAGGCAACCTATTGGCTCACCTCGCACGTCGACCCTTTACTTCGCAGTCTTCCGACTCCAAGCAAGTCTACTACATACGCATCTTTCCATATCTCCGCTTTCTGGATATCAACTACCGTCGCGGAAAAGATCGCATCTCCCGCCATATCCGGAGCAATATGGCCATCTATAACCGCGTTGTCTGGGGAGTACTCTACCATGAGACCTTCCCGGAAATACAATACGGCTTCACTGAAGAAGTCCGCAGTTCCATTCGCCGGGAACTAGAACAAGCTCTCCGATACGAACAATCCTCTAATTGGTAACAGATATGGCAAAACAACATCTATCCGAAGACGAAATCAGGTATGTCATTTCTGCCGAGTCTTCCAAAGCACAGAAAGAAATATATGCCCTCTCCAAGGCAACAAAAGACCTTAAACAACAACAACGCGAACGCCTCAAGTCCATGATTGAACTTGAAGCTCAAGGCAGGAAAGAGAGCAATGCTTATAAACAACTGGCCAAGGAATACAAGTCCTACGGCAAACAGATATCCGACAATAATAAGCGGATGGGCGAACTCACCCGTAAGCTCGATGTCAATGCGCTCTCAATGGCTCAGCTCAAGAAACAGTCTCGTGATCTGCATCGTGAATTGGATAATGTATCCAAAGCATTGGATCCGGAGAGGTACGCACTCCTGGAAAGCCAGATAAAGAAAGTGGATGAGCGCATGAACGAACTCAAGGTCAGTGCCAAAAGTTTGCGAGAGATAGCTACTTCCGAAACGGCTTTAGGAGCTATGTCCGGAATTGTACTAACCAAGTTCGCAGAGAAAGCTGGAGAATATATCGCCAGAATGAAAGACATCGTTACCGAAGGTATTGAGATGGCGGAGTCGGCCGACGGTGTAAAGAAGGCATTCGACGCACTTGATGACGGAGCTATCCTCAATAATTTACGTAAGGCTACCAAGGGCACCGTCACCGACCTCGACCTGATGAAGGCCACCGTCCAGGCGAACGACTTCCGGATTCCACTTGATGACCTTGGAAAGTACCTGCAGTTTGCCCAGCTCAAAGCTCAGCAGACAGGACAGTCGGTTGACTATATGACGTCCTCCATTGTCACCGGTCTTGGCCGTAAGTCCGTCATGATCCTGGATAACCTTGGACTATCCGCCGCCGAGATCAACGAGCAGATGGCACAGACAGGCGACTTCATGTCAGCTGTTGCAGCTATCGTCGACAAACAATTGGCCGAAGCGGGCGAAAATTACGTATCTTCTGCCGACAAGGCTCAGGCAGCTACCGTCCGGTTCCAGAACGCACAGCGCGAACTTGGAGAAACGTTTCTCCCTTTGAAAGAGAAATGGGATAACTTCTATACCGGAGCATCCGTCACTACAATGGAACTTCTCGGCTGGATAGTCAAGCATCGGAAAGCCCTCACACTATTAGTCACAGCCTATACTACCTACATTGCTACTCAAAAAGTAGCAACTGTCTGGAACGCCAAACATGCCAATAGTACCTTGTTTTCCGTAGCTGCCGAGAAGCGTCAAGCCCTGCAACTCGCATTAACCAGAAAAGCATTCCTTGCAAAGTTGATCGTCTTAGACCTTTATAGAGGCCGCTGCAATTTGGCCACTGCAGCCACCGAAATGTTCAATCTTGTACTCAAGGCATCGCCGATCGGAGTTGTTACGACGCTAATCACTACGGCTGCTGCCGCCTTCATGCTCTTCAGCGGTCGAACAGATAAAGTTAATTCCTCTGTAGAAAGTCTCAATAAACGTCTGCTTAATGAACGGACTGAGCTGAACAATATATTCAATGAACTTAAGAAAACCAACCCGGGCACTAACGATCGCATCAGGCTGGTAGAAGAACTTAATACGAAGTATCCCGGCCTCTTGACTAATTACGATCTCGAAAAAGCCTCTTTAAAAGATATTGCTAAAGCCCAGAATGAAGCCAATGCAGCTTTAACAAACCGCATTGCCACCGAAATGAAAGCTCAGGCAACTGCGGACTATGTGCAGAAAAATATATCTGTCCAGATGGACAGAATGGAATATCTAATGGCTGAAGCATTACGCCAGATGGGGAAAGATACCTATTCAAAGTTCCGCGGATCAATAGAAAAGGTACTCAATGATTCCCAAACCGATTTATCTGATTTTTGGAATACATTTGGAAAATACTTCAGCTCAACCTTGGGGAGCGATGTCATGACTGAATTTCGAGATCAGTTCCTGGCTCTTCGGATTGATCAGAAGAATCTTGCTGCAGGCATTGATGATATCAACCATAAATACGAGCCCTATATTCAAGCCATTAAGACTACTGTCACCCTCACTGATGAAGAATTGAAGAAGCAAGTCGAATCTACCTCCATCATTAAAAAGCTGGAGAAGCAAAAAGAAAAGGTGCAAAATACCTGGAAGGAAGATACCAAAGAAAATATCACCCTGAAGAATAAGGAAATTGAGCGCTTGGACGAAGAGATAAAAAAATATAAAGAACTTGGCTCTGCCAAGTCAGCTACCGATGCAAAGAAGAAAACTGATGCAGCAGCTGAGAAAGCTCGTGCTGCAGCCGAAAAAGAGCAAAAGGCTAAAGTAGCCACCGAACAAGCTGCAGTGAAATCCCTCGAGGCTCTCCGCGAAGAAGACTTGCAGAATCAACAAAGGTATTACAATACATACGCTTATGCTCTCAATGCTGATTTGTCGGAGAATCTTATAACTAAGGAGGAATACGAGATGCTCATGTTGGAATTGGATAGGCAGAGTGCTGAAGCTCGCCTCAAAATCGAGCAATCTTACTATGCCGATGCTGAATCGATGGCTCTTACCGATGCCAATACCAAGGAGGACATTATCCGGAAATCTAACCAGCGTGTTATCGATGCCGAAAAGGCAGCAAATGCTTCACGCACTTCACAACAAGCTGCTTTAAACAATATGATTAAAAGCTTTAAAGATCAGTTTAAACTTACAACTGTTGATGAAGACTATGATTTACAATTAAAGGTTCTTGAAGCTGCCTATCAGGCCCGGAAGGAAATGGCCGAAAAGAATAACCTCGACGCCACTGAGCTTGACAAAGCCTACCACCGTGCCGAGGAGCAACTTGAATCTGAACACCAACAACGCATTCTGGCCATCCGTAACCAATACGGTTTATCCACTCAACAGGAACATTTCAATGCCGAACTTGAACAGTTGAAACTTGCACGCGCTCAACAACTACTCACTGAAGAGGAATACGAACAGGCCATCCAGAATCTCAAGCGAGACAGCTATAAAAAACAGTTTGATTATTATGCAGACCTTTTCTCCGGAGCCATTCAGTCTTTGCAGCAAGCTGAAATGGATCAGATTGACGCCAAGTACGATGCTGAAATAGAAGCCGCCAAGGGCGATGCCGATGAAGTCGAACGCCTGGAGAATGAAAAGGCCCAGAAGAAACTCGATATCCAGAAAAAGTATGCCGATGTCAACTTTGCGATCAAAGCCTCCCAAATCATTGCCGATACTGCAGTCTCTATTATGAAGGCTTATGCTGATCTTGGACCTATTGCCGGTTCCATTGCAGCCGCACTCATGGGAGTCACTGGTATAGCTCAGTTAGCCAGTGCCAAGGCCGAACGCGATAAGGTCAAGAATATGACTCTCTCCGGAAGTACATCTTCCGGATCTTCCACCGGTGCTCGCGTCGCCACTGGTCGCCAGGAGGGAGGCAAGATCGATGTCCGTCGTGCCCAGGACGGCAAACTCTTTCCGGATACGGATTATGATCCGGACGCTCGTGGTTTCATAGATCATCCTACCGTTATAGTAGGAGAGGGGCCTGCCGGCCAATCAAAGGAATGGGTAGCCAGCAATGCCGCCGTCGAAAATCCCACTGTAGCACCTATCCTGGATATCCTGGATAAATCCCAGCAAGCTGGCAACATCCGCACACTCGATCTTAACCAGGCTATCCGTGCCCGCATGGCCGGTTATGCTTCCGGGGGATCAATAAGTAAGACGTATTCAACTCCGGATCCGACACCTGCTGGCAACTCAGGCACTGCACTGCCTACAGAGCTCATGGAGAAGTTGGCTCGTTCCATCATCCATCTCGATGAATATGGAGTACCGGCTTCAGTTGTTCTTTCCGACATCGAGCGGAAGACAGAACTTCGCAATCGTTCTCGTTCCATTGGATCCAAAAAACAAGCATCATGAAAATAGTCAATACTAAAGCTGGTCAAGCCTATCACCTCACTCCTGGTACTCAACTTGAAATCGAACGTCCTAACCTCTTTTTCAACGAATGGGGTGAACAATCCTTGCCAACTGATCTTCCGGATACGGACTTGAACCGTCAGCTTACCAACTATCCGGACATGCTTTCTAACCGTAGGAAGCCCGAAACCATTGAGTGCAGCATTCAGAGTGGTGAGTACTCCATGCCCTGTCGGCAGGCCATACTTAGTGCCAAACGGCGTGAAAAGATTTCCACCTCTTTCTACATGAACGAAGGGGCTTTTCTTGCCAAGATATCCGACATCAGCTTGAAAGACATCTTTGGCGACGAGGTAATCCCTGGCATCACCACTGTTACCGAAGGAATTGAGTGTGTGCCGTTCACTTGTTAACGGCACACACTCAGATTATGCCATTTTTCCGGTACTCATAGATAACGGAGGCAGTTCTTATAAGATACTCAACCAATACGGATATATAGGGGACAACGGTGACTTCCATAATGGTTTGTTCGCAGGCAAAAACTCTGATTTCTATCATGCGGTCAGTCGCTCGGAAACGGTTGACGATACGGTTATTTCGGTTAGTCCCGGCTTTTACATCACCCCTTTCATACGTGCCAACTACCTTCTTAAACGCATCTTCGAATATTTCGGATATATTTTGCTTGATAATTTTTTCACCAGAACAAGTCCTTTTCCGGATATGGTCTTCATCAACACTTGTGCCGATACGTTGGTGAATGGAAGCATAAAGATTACCGACTTACTGCCAGATTGCAGTTGCGACGTGATACTTGAGGTATTCCGGAAGAAATTTATGTGTGAGTTTGTGCCGGATGAGGTTCGGCGAACCGTGCAAGTCAAATTGTTCAAAGACTGCCTGAACGAGGAACCCACCACCGACTTGTCTCTCTACCTAACTTCATATCCGGAAGTCTCTTTTCCGGAGTTCTACCAGCAAATAGCCCTTGCTTCAGAACATGTCTTGTCGGACGATGGTAGCGTAACTTCTGAAAGTTCACTTCTTGATTTGGCAGCTAAATATCCCTCGATAGACTATAATCCGACAACTGGCACATTTACAAGAACCGGTTTCCAATATGCCGGCTACAATCCTTTGTTCGGTCCTCAATTTTATAGCCTAAAAGACATTGTGTCCCCTTCTTCAATGCCCTACCTGGAAGGAATCGGCTTAAAGGTCAAAGAAGTCAACATACCAGACATGCAACCAGAATTCAGGGGAAGCATAAACCTCTACTTGTCCGGTACATTAGTAACCGTAGGCTTCTTGTTAGTCGGTACTCCCGTGTTTCTCAATTCGAAAATAGTCAAATCCGGTGAGACTTCGGACAGCGAGGCAGACACTGAAACCAATGCTGGTAATACGGGTTTGAAGCCAATGCTTGCCTTTGCCTATCGATACAAAGGATATCCAATGGGTACAGTCACCAACTACAGGATAACGACTGATTACAACGAGGATTGCCGTCTGTATGATTATTCATTGTGCTACAATGGTCCGGACGGGCTGTACGAGCGATTCTACCGCTCATACGATGACCTATTGCGCAATTCACTGCATGCGGTTAAGGTCGAATTGCTTCTTCCGGAGAATTTAAAGTTGTCCCTTCCGGCCCATCTTCCAGTATTGCTTGAAAATCAAAAGATGCTGATAGATAGAATCATCTATCAGATAGGAGGCGAAAACGAACCGCTGGAATCAGAGTTGTTGACGGTGAACCTGTATGAGCCTGTATCATCGGCTAAGAAATTTGATGAGATTATTCCCACTCAAAAATATAAGTGGAAAATCAAGGCAAGTCACTCTGCTATTTCCGAACAAGAGTATGCTTCATCGCCCTACAAAGAATTAACGTTTGACACTATCTATCCCCAAATAAAACCTAGTGAAGAACTAGTCTCGCCTGAGAAGAGATTTTATGAGCGAACTACTTGTTTGTCATACGGAGGACTGAACGGAGGTATTAAATATGTCCGCGTCAACTATTGGCTCGTTTGCGAGGCTGTAACCACTTGATTTTGTCCTTTCAACACTCCTACTTCCACTCTAATTTTGGCATAAAAAGAAATCAATATGACAATACTCCAGCAACCAGATGCTTTATCGCTATCTAAGAACCTGAAAGAGTTTCGCATCTCTTCTTCTGATAAAATCTCTTTTATCCTAAGACATGGAGATGTTGAAATCCTGTCTCAGCGTTACGTTCCGTCTTCTGATGGTGATATTACAATTAACTTACGTGATATCATCCATGCCAGGCTATCATATAAATTGCTCGAGTCCGTACAAGTATATGAGCAATCCTCACTTGCCTCAGATTTTACAGCTATGATTAATGACACTACATTAACCTTCCGTGTCATCCGCTCCGGTATTGACCGCCTGGCCGATTCTGCCGCCAATTTCCTCACGCAGAATTTCCTCACATGGCAGCCATCAATAAAGCCGGTTACCTATTATTCTCCGGAGTTCCTGACTTACTATGCCACAATACCTTGTGTGGCAAAGCTTCGCGCATACTTCACTGATACTTCCGGATCCGTGATATCACAAACCGACTACACAGTTGCTGAAATGGTTGCCGGCATCGCATACACTATACCTCTGCAGTATTCTGTAGTTGCCGGTTGGCTTGGCCATAAATTGCCAGCCTATTATGATATATGGGTTGAAAACCTAACCGGTCAGCGTCTCACATACATACAGCGTTATTATGCTGAAGACATGCGTACCGAGCAAGAGCAGTGGATCCTCTTCGAAAATTCCCTCGGAGGTCTCGACACCTTCCGTGCCTACGGTACTACAACATTCAGCGGTGAGCATACACATAACCTGGCAGAAATTGACGAAATTTCTCAAGAGTACCGTGTCGATACCGAACGAAAGTTTCAAAAAAACACCGGCCATTTGAATCAGGATGAGCGCAAGTGGTTACTTGACTTTTTCCCCTCCCAGGCTAAGTATCTTTATGCCGGTAACTACCTGCGTCAGATTGTCGTAACAGAAAGCAATGTCAGCTACACTGACCGTGCTCTTCCTTCCAATTACACATTTACATTCAAATATGCTGATGCCCGTCCCTTATTAAACCTCCCCAGAACCGATATTCCAGCAGATGTTCTCAGCATCACTGTTCCTGAAGTCGGTTCTTTTACAGTGCCCCCTCGGCTTGCTGAATTTCCTCGCCTTCCACTTTCCGAGGGGGCACTTTTTCCAATTCAAAACCCATACTCCGAAGAATGGGGTATCACGACCGCTGAAGCTTTTGCCACTTTCGTTGGTCAACAGCTTGCAGAGTTTGCCGGATCCGGAGGTGGTATTGGCCACCAGCACCGGAATATCGACCTCTTGAACCTTCTTAGCTACGTCGCAGAATATCTGTTAGTCAACAATAAGAAGATCAAAGCCGGTTATGCTGATATAGCAGGTGATATCGAAGGTGATAAGTACATACACAAAGATCGAGTTGATCGTACTGATTATCTGTTGCAGTTTGGTGAGTTTATCGACTCGCTAATTGCCGGTAAAGGAGGTGGCATATATCCTGATGGACGTGCGCAATTTAACAGCTTGGAGATTCGGGACTCATTGACAGTTTTACGCCTTATCATCAACGAAATTCATGCTATGGCCGGGGATTTCTCTTTCTCTGATTGTGGCGCCATTGAAAAGGTTGAATTGTTGGACGATGGCACTTACCGGCTTACTATGGAGAAGCGAACAGATACAGATTGGACTACATTAGAGGAAAACGATGTATTATGTTCTATCGTTAACTCGCTGTTGATCGGAGGTACCGACTACTATACTTCTTGGTTCAGACCAGTATCGAAAAACCGCAATGATAATACTTTGACTGTAGTTCTTTATCCCGACAGCGAAGTACCGGGCGGCAAGAACTACCCACCGGTTGAAGGGTATAATGTGACTCGTAAAGGTAATGCGAAAGTTCCGGATGCTGGTGAAGCTCCGAACGAGCGTGCTCAAAGCTGGCTGATATCTTCCCGTGAAGGCAGGATCATGTTTTTGCAGAATGTATTCAAACCGATTCTCGAAGATTACAACTATGCATTAACTATTGGCCGCTTCCCCAACGTAAAGATGATAGAGAAACTCCCTATCGGTTCTACTGACGTTGGTGTCATGGCTAAAATCGGCGTATTTGAAAAAATCTATGAAGCTGACTGGAACGGAACAGTTATACCTAAAAAAGTGGATCGAGGTGAATGGTCTTTGGAAACCGCCCAAGGGGATGAGCCTTATCGATTTGTAGACTATGAAACTCTTTTAGAGAATCAGAAAGTAATCACGACTTTGGAACAGCATACCGTCTACCATTATGGCTGCAAATGGGGATGTCTGATCGATAAAACGACTGAAGAACCTCAGTGGAACTCCGTCGGATGGGTATTGCTCGAAGGTGACAAGAACTATCACCTGGAGTTTACTTCTACTGCCGGTTGGCAGTTCTTCAGAAACGGTGTGAATACCGATATTGCTGCCGTTGTGAGTTATGGTAACCGTGATATCACCAATGTCCTTATGGCTACTACCGGTGTCGAAGTGGAGTGGTTACGGGATACCGGGAATATCCCTGCCGATAACAGTTGGAAGCCTGTCTATGTGGACGGACAGAAGCATGTTATCCGGTTGACTTCAGTTGACATGGGGAGCGAATGGGGGCTTTCGGTTAGAACAGTGAAGTTCATCTGCCGGGTGTTCATCCCGGTGGGCGAAGATATGGAGACAGTAGAAAATTATGTTGGATTTAGAATTTGAAAGTTATGGGATTAGAAAAAGTTTTTCCTCACCTCGTTGAATACCGGTACAAGTTCTTGGGACTTATACCGTGCCGTAGAATGACAATTGTTATTCAGAGAGTCGGTGGTAAGAGCCTTGAGGAGTTGGTAACAGAGAAAACAGGGCATAAGAAAATAACTATAATAGACACTTATTAAAATGGCTATACAAACCCAACCCAAAGACGTACAGGTACATATTGATCCTTATTCTTTCCTGGCAGAGATACAGGTTCTATCCGGTAATCCTGTACAGAACTATAACAAGGATACGAACGACTACGAGCCGGATCGCTCGCTTATTCCTTGTGTACTCATGCCTTACATATCTGTTCAGGACCCGGAAGGTTTGATGAACGGCAGCCAGGCAATTACCGGTGCCGAATGGTATGAAGGTGCTCCAAAATCAGATGGCAGTAATCGTATTGTTAACAATGATGATTATGTCATATCTGCCACAGGTAGACCTACTTATTCTTTGACGGTAAAGAAGAATGTGGATTATAACAATCCGATAGAGCTGCATTGTATCTTTTCTATCACGGACAAGCGAAAAAATACCCAGGAGAAGTTTGAGCGTAGCATTGTGCTTCGTACCAGTATATTTGACTCAAACAATTACTCTTTGAAGATCAACCGTCCCAAAGGCTGGACAATCAACCCTCTTGAGGTGGTGCCAAACAGTAAAGGAGAATGGCTATACTCGATCACCGCACAAATATACTCCGGTGAGGATATCGTAGCTGATGCCAATGCCGCTTTCTGGTGGCAGATACTTGACGGCACAACATGGCGTGACTTTACCGATGATGAATTAGAGGTCTTTGTCTCCGGTAAGAATGCAGATGGTACCTGGAGTAAAACACTGACGCTCGATGCCCGATTCTTCAGGAATATTTCTGTACGTGTTCGCGGTGCGTATTATACCGACACGCGTCCGTCTTCTCCGACTTCGGACGAAATGCAGGCGACGACTTCCATCAAAGTGGAGATGCCGGGGACATTGCGTGCCGACATTCGGCAGACGAAAGGTATCAAGATCAACTCTCGCATGAATACCACTGTAGGTTACGAGTGTATATTGTCGTATAACAAGCAACTGATTGACAGTAGCAAGGATAACCTATTTATAATTGACTGGTACACGAAATCCGCCAAGGCCGGCAGTACAGCAAAAAATGTGGGCCGTGGAAGAAATGTCGAGTTTGTTCCTTCGACTTATTCGTTTGATCCTTTGCATCCCATATCAGTATATGCTGCTGTGAAAATGTATGCGGTGACGGCATTGGTGACTACAAGTGATGACAAAGTCTTAACTACGAGTGACGGTAAATTGATTATCACATCTAAATATGAATAGCTTATGAATTATCTGTTAGTGAAACCTGAAGAACTGGACGGGCAGGGTTACGATTACAAGTATGCGGAACGTATTCCGGACGGCCGTGTAATCCTGCCGCTCAGTGCTTTGAAGGTGCTTTCCAATTTCAGCCCTGAAATCCTTTCGGATGACAAGTTGAAAGCGCTGATTAAAGAGCAAAAGGAGAGCGGTCTTTATGATCCTCCCCAAGAAGATGAGGGCAACAATAGTGAAGAACCGGTAACTGGTGGAAGCAGTAGTGATAGTGAATCTCCGGAAGAAGATATCACTACTGAAGAATCGACCGAAAACCCAGTTGAACAGGAAGGGGGTGAGGTATGAATCTTGAAGGAAGTTTTACCCTTATTGCTTTAATGGATGGTACAACAATCAACGGAACACTTCGTGTAGAAGGCACTCCGCTTGTACAAAGGTATAATAAAGGCACGGCTGTTTTCATTCCCGATTTTGAGACGTTGGCCGAGAATAACCGTCCGACTGTCGTTGTGATCCTGCGTGATATTTCTGATGGCAGCGTCTTGATTCCTAATACGATTGAGTTTCGATATAATGACTTGCTTCTGACCTTCGGCAGCAACGGTTTGTCAACGAATGCCGGTATGGTGGGGTATTTCAAAAAGGTAGATGCTTACAGCACAACAATCGGTGGTGACACTTATAAAGTGCCTGCTCTGCGTGTTATGAAGAATCTTGTGCCCATCTCCGGGTATGATAATGACCGGATCACTGTCTCAGGTACCGTTGAGATTGGCGGCTCTTCGATTGCCTTCAATGCGCTGTCGAAGGAAGTTGTTATTCAAGAGTCTACCGGTAATCAGTATGATGTGCTGATATCTAACAATAAAGGTTCCCAACTTCTTTTGGACGGCGAATCCCTTACTGAAACAGCACGTGTTTTCAAAGATGGCGTGGAAATAACCGATTATACAGGGTTTACATTTCAGTGGGTTAAGATGCTTGGAGCAGGTGATACCAATTGGGGCACATCTCGCACACAGGCAGTCTCTACCAGTGATGTAGACAACGTGTTGAAGCTACGTTGTGATGTAAAGAAAGACGGCTCACTAGTCGCCTCCGGGTATGATGAAGTGACTGACTTTTCCGACCCATACTATACGGTCATCAAGATTACCGGTATTAGCGGTAATACAGTAAAGAAGGGTGAAACGGCAACGGTCACTCCTGTTGCCGCGAAACGTAGCACGGGAGAGGAAGTTCCATCCCTGATTAAGAGTTGGACATTCTCTCTGAAAGATAATGCCGGTGCCGCATTTATTTTGACGGGAAAGGATTCCGCGACGTTTACGGGTGCTAACGCAACAGTGACTTATGAAGACATGGTCCGTGCTAAGATGGGTTTATCAGGCTCTATTAGCGGTACTGCATAAATTGTATGATATGATACTGACAGGAACATTCTACTTAATAGCCGATACGGAACGCCTTTGGATTGGTGTCAATCCAGAGACGGTATCTTTGGATGCTAATAACGTACAGGCTGCACCGTTACAGGTCCGGTTTTGGGCCGGTGAAGGGAGTAATAAGGTGGCTATGTCTGCCTATCTCACGTTCAGGGTTGAAAGTGTTGTAGGAAGTAGTGTCACGAAGTTGTTTGAGGACAAACCTGTTTCAAAGGTCAGTTCTTATGACTATACTATTCCTTCAGATCAGTATGCTACCGCTAACCGTATCAGTATCTATGCTTATGAGGATGCTGCACGGACGAAAGAGATTGATAGCAAGCAGGTGAACATTGTTGCCGCCAATCCTACGCCTTTTCCGCGTTCGGATGATTGGAACGTGGAAAATGTGTATAAGAACGGAGAGTATCTGAAGCAAGACAATGTGCTGTACATGTGGACCAGCCGCGTTCCTGGAAATACGGAGATTAGCCCGAAGGAATGGATTGAAGCTCATCAAGAGAGTGGACTGTGGACGCCTTTTCCTTACAACAGGTTAATTGCGGCCGAGATTGCTCTCCTTAATTTCGCTTTGATAGGCTCGGCTGTATTCCAGGATGAATATATGATATCGCAGCAGGGTGTTGACGCATCGGGCAATCCTACCAATGATTTCCGAAAGTTTGGTACGGAGGAGTTTACTCCTAATCTGCTTTTGAATTTTGCTACGGGTTTATTTGAAGGTAATAATGTCAAGGTGAATGGAGGTATTTTTAAGAATATCCAATCTCCGAATGGTTCTTTTGAGATCGATGAAGAGGGAAATATACAGATAATCGGTGAGTTGTCAACCTCAATGAATGGGACGCGTATTGAGATTTCTCCTAAAACCAATAGTATAAAGATGTTCAATCAGGACAATAATGAAGTTGGCCGTATCTCCTTTATGACTGAGGAATGGATGGGTATAACCAACTATTATCCACGGGTGTTTCTTAGGAGGTTTTCAGGAAATAATATGGTCGATGAGATTCAAACTACCGGTTCATCCATTAATGGGTATTCTGTAGTAGGCTCTAATTATCTTGAATATAATTTAGGACCATTTGGACTTATCTTTTCTGAAAATGGAAAAGAGACTAAAAGATATTCGAACAAATAATAGATATATAGATATTTTTATTTACAAAACGAGATTAAAAATTAAATGTTAAATTGGGCTGATTTTCTTGATAGAAAAAACGCCCCTTAAAAATACCATATATGGAAAAGATTAAGATAACGGATAATAGTGTGATAGAACAGATCAGGGGTAATATGGCTACTGCAACTATTAGTGAGAAAGGATTGATGCCGGCCGGGCTAATCGGTTCAAAAAACGACCAGTCAAGCACATTGATATGCGAGACTACGACTAATGCCGTTACAGGCTCTTTATTATTAGCTGTTTCTGCGACCACTTCAGGAATCCCCAACCTTTATTTCATTTCTATGGGGCGGTCTGCCAATAGTACAAGTAATCCGACCCTTAGAGTGAAAGTATTAGCAGGTACTTACAACATCAAGATTATAGGGAAAACAGATGCAAATGGCGTATGTAGGATATACGCTGAACGCAATCAGTATACACCTGTTCTTAAAGTCATCTCAATGAATACAATTGGCATCACTATGAAGATGGAGTCTGCCGATAATTCTGAGTTTGAGGATGGTTTTGAAGCTACGTTGGAGTAATAGTATAGGGGCATAGTGCCCCCTATTATTTATGTAGTCTCAATTTGCACTGCCCCTTCTGGTAATGATTCTTGCATTAGGTGATAGGAAAAATTCCCAGATTCTAATAGAGGGGATATATTTGTAATTGAATAATCGACAGTTGAAACCAAGTATATTGAAACCCTGTTACCGTCTTTTACATAATAAAATTTTGCAGACAGACCGCTATTTAGTTTCTTAATAATACAAGAGTATGTACCCATACTAGCCATTGAAAATGATAGTATAAATACACCGCAAGCATTTCCTTCAATTCGTCCAGTGGTAACAAGCGCCACCACAGCAGTTTGACCTACTGCCGAATACAACTTGATACAAGCTGATTTCTCTGTGATAGCTAATCCTTTGGCTTTAACGAATCTATCAGAACCGGTATTCAATAATCCTTTTTGAGCTTGTGTAGCTACAGGTATATTCTCTCTGATTTCTTCTATCACACTACTATCTGTAACTTTAACTTTATCCATTGCTATATCTTATATTTTTAACGGGCAAATGATATGGTACAAAAAGAAGCGACCGTAGCCGCTTTCTTTCAAAATGCAAATTCTTTGACAGAATAGCCGGAATCTGGCGTTTCATTAACTTCAACAGGATCTTGAAAAGTAAAGCCTATACCACATGAATAAGCAAAAAAGTAACTGTTTTCTCCATCTGCCCGTGCCAGTACTTCAATTATTGGTCCTTCAGTCGTTGATGCCTTATACAATATTCGCATTTTAGAAATACATTTCCCTCCACTGGCAAGTTGAATGACACATTGATTATCACTGTATCCATCAGCAAATATATAGAATAATTGAGCTGAAGCGGCCTTATTGACATATTGATTACCAATATTTAAAAGAACACTATTAGGATTAACTCCACTAGGAGCAGACGCAATTCTATACCATTTGTTGTATCTTAACCTGTTATTTGATAAGTACCTTCTACATCCACCGCCACTATTGGTTACGATACCGGAAGAAACAAGTATATCATTACCGGCGACATCAATTGCTTTCACTTTACTTAGACTGTCTTTGGTCTCCAAACCATTATTGTAATCTTTAGTTTTAATTTTCTCCATACCCTTGCTACTTTTAACGGGCATTCTTTATACTGCATTTTTACTGATAAGATAGCCTGTAAAAAATGAAGTAAAAAACTGTGAGTTATATTGCCCGTTAAAAGTATAAGGTATGGAGAAGATTATTATTACAGATTTGAACATAGTCGAAGAAATAAGGGAAGCTATTCCCACAGTAACCTCTAAGGCTAAAGGATTAATGCCTATGGATGGATTTTTTTCTAAAACACCTCTTTCGAAGGAAGACAACATTGATGAACTGTTAACAACTGGTATTTACCCTCATGGCTTTCGCATTGTTACTTCTATAACAAGCTCATCTTATGGTATTCTGCTAGTCTTTAAAACATTATATAATTATGTAGTGCAATTGGATCTTTCATTAAATGGTACAATTTGTATAAGAGGTTGCCATACATCTCCAAGCGATGGTTCAGTTATCTGGGATAGTCAATGGACTAAAATTAGTTAGATGGGGAATTTCCCATCTAACTAATAAATTCTGTATAATGTATGTATTATAATTCTGTCCACTCAGATATATCTGTTGTTATAACATGCGTAAAGACACAATCATCGGTGTAAAAACCTTGGAAACATGTTCTAAAAGAATATTCCGTATTGAACTTTATTGCCATATAAAGTTGCCCGCTGTAATAACATGTACCTAAATTAAAATTTGTACTTGCCCCATAAAGTGCCGCACTTGCAATCTTTAAATCGCCAACCAACCTTCCTGTTACTCTAAAAAAAGACAAATCTGTTTTAACATAGAAAGGAGCATACGGTTGACCATCTACAACTCCACCCCTCAATAAAAACAATGAGCCTAAAACGCCTATAGCATCAATCGTATCTGTTAAATTAGGAATTGGGGCGATTAACAATATTCTACTCCCGATTCCTGTCGTAGAGCCGGGTTTATACTGAGTATATCTCAGTTTATTTGTTCCGGACGAGATAGCCTTATAATCCATTCTCAAAACATCATCTATCTTTGCTAGAATTTCTTTTCCAGATATATCAATTCCAACGAAAGAGGTTGGAGTGCCTACTGGGAAATTACCTATCTTTACTTTTTCCATACCTTATACTTTTAACGGGCGTCTGAAGTGTGTTTTTTTCTGCCGGATTACTTTGTTATCTTCACGGGCAAAAATGATTTACGCTTATATTCGTGTCAGTACCGATAAACAAACTGTGGAGAATCAGAGGTTTGAAGTGCAGAATTTTGCAAGAGAGAGACAGCTAGTCATTGATAAATGGGTTTCTGAGACAGTTTCGGGAACTAAAGCTGCAAAAGACAGGAAATTAGGACCATTATTGAAGAAGATGAAGAAAGGGGATACCTTAATCCTTTCAGAAATTAGCCGGCTCGGCAGAAACCTAATGCAAATTATGTCGATGCTCAATCTCTGTATGAGCAAAGAAACCTTTGTCTTGATAGTTAAAGAAAGATATGAGCTTGGAAACAACATTAACTCTCAGGTACTTGCTTTTGGTTTGTCTGCTCAGATCGAGCGTGATCTAATTAGTCAAAGAACCAAAGAGGGATTAGCCAGGAGAAGAGCTAATGGCATGCAACTCGGACGTAAGAAAGGAGATAAGAATACTCACTATAAACTGACAGGCAAAGAAGGCGTTATCCGGACTATGCTCGATTATGGATATTCCAAAGCGGCCATCTGCCGGAAACTAAAATGCAATCATAAAACGCTTGATGATCATTTAATAAGAATGAATATAATTGTGTAGGACTGTAGGATAGTAGGAGGCATAAATAAGCCTCCTACAAACAAATTAATCACATATCAGGAAAATCGTCCCTGATTAATTTACTTTGTACACCAAAATTCCTCTTAACATATTTCTCAGTCGTATCAATCGATTTGTGACGAAAATGTCGTTGTAGTTCCCAAGTATTCACACCGGCATTCACCAATTTCACACCGCCAGTATGTTTGAAGCTATATAACTTGTATCGCTCACTTAACCCTAAAATTTTTCGGATCCGATTGAACCTATATCGAAATGTGTTTTTTCCAAGTTTATACATTCCAGGCATATCATCTCGCGAAAAGAGATACCAATCTTCCGGATATCCTCCGATCCGAAGAATGTTTTCCAGGTACTCATACAGTTGCCGGGGAATATTGACTGTTTCCGTGAGCCCATTCTTACTGATATCCTGTCTCACTGTTATTGTAGCTGTTTCCAAGTTAATGTCTCTTATCAATAACTGTCGACATTCATTTGGTCGAATCGCACAATAATACTCCAACTGGCAAACTAATAGTAATTGAGGATCATGTTCCTCCATATATTCGATGAGTTTCTTACGATCCTTATCCGGTATAGGTCTTGCAGCTTCATCTCGTTTTTCTCCCAGCTGTGGAATATTAGATATAGGATTTACTGTAATTACTTCCTTTGTCTTCATCAGAAAGTCAAAGAAAGTATGTAGGAGTTGTTTATACTTCAATACAGTTCTCCGGCTTGCATGATTTTCTCCAGCTATATAATAGAAAAACTTATGAATCTGATCTTGACAAATACATCGAACATGTTTTTCTGCATATCCCTGCAGTTCCATCCATTCACAAAAAATACGGAGCTTGGAACAATAGGTCTGGTAAGTAGAGTGGGAGACCTCTGGGATCAACGTAAAACCCTGAGGAGTAAATTTCT